GAGTGACGAGGGTGATTTGGTACTTGATCCCATGTGTGGATCCGGGACCACCGGGCGCGCGTGTAAAAATCTAAACAGGGAATGTATATTGATAGACCGAAACGATATAAAAAATCTTGGTTTATTATAAAATGAAGCGATATTCTAGTTTCCTAGGTCCAGTCAGTCAGAGGACAGAACAATTGATCCAGGCGCAGCCAATCCTATTTACTTTGATCATCTTGTATCAAGGTTTATTCTCTGGTAACGCGATTCAGATCCCACATAAACTTAAGGCGATGTTCGACAACAAGTCTTTTAGATTCTTCTCGATCATGGCGATCGCGTTTAGCGCGACACAAGACATTGAGTACGCGTTGATAGCTACAGTGATATTCATCAGCGTGATGTATGCCATCAAGACTCCTGAGGAGCGCGAAGAGACTGGTCTCATCTAATTACAGATCCATGGAACGCCGAGTCCTCGGTGTTGACTCCTCGACCATCGTCTCGTATTCCCGTAATGTAAAATCTTGAGGTTCAGACTCCTCATCCATCCGAATCAATAGAATTTTTCCAAATAATCTCATGTTTGTGTAGGGTCTCGGTAATTTATTAGCGTTCAATTCTAAATTTTCCGTGTTAGCCCGCACCAATATGACGACTAAATCATCTTCCCACTGTCCTAAAAATGTCGCGTTTCCACCTAAAAGGTTCGCGATTTCATTCTTCTCCGGTAACAGGTCAATATCGATCTCTTCGATGTCGCCGCGCGTTTCATGAACGACGACCGACTTGATCATCTTAAATGAAGCGTACAAATTAATAGCCTGATTTCAACACACTCGTTGTTGCGTCTGGATACTGTTTAGAAAAGAAATCCTTGTTATACCAATCACTATGACCTATTATACTATTTGTTCCTCTATTAATCATCAGGCAGGTTCGTAGATCCTTATAATACACGCGCGCGCCCTTCGCTATTAAATCTTCGTGCTTCATGTCGATGTGATTATCCATCGGTAGGAAATGTTCATAATATTTACGCATGTTATCGACGTGTATCAGGTAGCACTTGGTGCTCGATATCCATTTAACCTTTTCGGATTCATCGACGATCGAATCAGTGTCTTTGAATCTCGACAAACAGTGGAAGAAACACAACTCAAAATCATCACCGTGTTTATCTATAAATGTTTGAACTTCTTTATAGAAGTTTTTATTCGTTATGACGACGTTATCTTCAAATACCAAGGCGTACTTGACATTTTGTAAAAACGCTCGTCTATAAATATCCAAATGTCCCATGTAACACCCGATCGCACCCAAATTAAAGTACGTTATATTTGGTCTTATAGAGTTATTGTCATAATACAGCTTTAACGCGTTTTTATAGTACTTTGGTTCGATCAAATATTTATGCTTATCGGCTTGTTTAGGTGTTGTTGTGAGATCGCCTTGGACCACCTCTATCGGGATTCGGGTATCGTGAAAATCTAAAAAAGTGTCTAACCTATCACCGCCGGTCGTCAAGATGAAACACTTATAGTCAATTTTAGGATACTCCAATTTTAGAAAAATGATGAAAATTATTAAACATGTTATTATAATAAGTTCTTCCATGCTAAGATATACTGATAAATTATTCTCGCATGAGCGACGCGATAAAACTCATGGAACTTTGTTTTTGTTTCATAATGTCATACTGACATAGGGCAGCTTGGACGATAGGTGCCGGAATATTGGACTGTGCGCAATGTATACAGAATGTACGGGCATATATAGACGTTTCATGGATGATATCAAAAAACTCACCGGCTTCAAAAATATCACAATCAAGCGTCGTAGATGTTATACAATTGGCGACGTTTCTAGAAAGACAGTACCCTTCAAAATAGACCATGGCGTATACAAACCTCAACGTCTGTTGAAGCACGTGATCGTCGATCCATTTATTATACGGCTGTGTCGCGTTTATAAATTTCATGAATCTACTCGTTATTCTCGTGTTGAGTGCCGACTGTAACGTGGGAATTGGCACCTCCTTTTTTAACGCATACTGTGAACACCACTTGTTCATTTTATTGATGCTCACCACATCGTTTACATCAATTGATTCGTAAAACCTTCCTATACTACGGGCTCGTATAGGACCATCAATATCTTGTAATTTATTCGACGATAAAACCTTCGCAAGGGTTGGCGATTGATTATAATATCCGAAGATATCGGCGTACCCTTGAAATAGCGCGCACTCCATCGTATTGTGAATCATTCGAATTTTATGCGCTTCACACGGATCGTTTCCAAGATGCACGTTTGCTTGAGAGAAGGTATTATAAAAAAGCTCATTCGCCGAGTATACGTAGTCATCGCCACTCGTGATGATCGCGCTACCGCTCATAAATCCTCCGGTGTAGTAGATATCCTTTTTATAAAACATTTTATCATATTTTTTAGAATTCGTAAAATTCTCATTGCTCAGATTTATAATGCTGTCACCCTTATCGCACCAAATAGACAACTGTTGTAATTTTTGTGCGGACGCGTGTTCGTTCGGTAAGAATGTCATGATAGTTCGAGGGCGATCCATATTCATCACCATGTCACACATAACTTCATGAGGTTCAACATTTCTAGACAACGAGATGGCATGGGGAGCCTTGTCGTGTATATGGACCCTTTTATACCTTTGGATATTCTGAATGACCTTAAAAGAAGGCGTGTTGATTCCGACGACCCCGTATGACATATCGTTCTTTTACGTACACATGAGCCTTTCTTTTAATACCATCTCCTCACAGCTAATGGTCCGTAGTGACACCAAGGATATATTTCATCATCACACCCTATAAAGTTATAGGCATATGTATCATTTGCGAGACATTCTCGGCATATATGGATATTATCATCGATGATCGTATCGACGTCGAGATCATTACAGATCGCGTATTTTGGTATTTCGTCGGGTGTGAAACTATTTGTAAATACCACATCTTCAAATATATCGGGGAAATGTTTATTTAACCACGTCTCCGTGACATCACGCGCGACGTCTTGTCTCCCCGTCACGGCATATAACTTTTTCCCCATATCGCGGAAAGTACGAGTTCCTTCCACCGAACCGCGAATCGGTTCTAACTTCGCGAAAGTCTCAGAATTATAAAATTCTAAAACCATTTTTTTGGATTCTTCTTCAGAAATATTAAACATTTCGCGGTAAATATAATTATATGTTCTGGCGGTCGGCATTTTATACCCCCGCCATTTCGCCATGGGCTTAACAAAGGATACGAGGACTTCATCGATATCTATAGCAATTCTATTCATCTTTTTATTACATCATTCATAATCTCTAAATATGATTCCTACAGGAAATCTTGGAACACCGAATTCGGTTAAATTTTGATATCGCACGGTAAGCAATTGTCCGATATATTGGTTTCTATACTCCCATTGTTTTTTTCTCGACAACTGTGTGCCTTCGGGGCGGACAGAGAATGTTCGACCGTCCTTCGTTTCGCACTCCCACACGGGTGTGCCCTCATCGCGCCCAGTCGCTTCCTTAACGCCGATGACCTTAAATTCGTCGGTCGTGAAATCCTTGTGTTTCAAAAGATAGTTGCTCCGCTTACCGATTTCATAAACACTTTTTGCCTCACGGATCATGGTTCCTTCGTATCCTTGTTCCATGAATTTCCCGTGAAATTTTGAGAGATCCTTTTTATTCGGCACGAGAATCGTTTCAACTGTGATTCGAGACATTCTATCCTCAAACGTCAGGTCCGGTCGGTTCGTATCGAGATAATCGAAGACCCGGAATTCAAGGGCATCCGGTTGCATTCGGAAGAGGCTCGTGATCTGTTCAAACGTCAGGTCGGGGTGGTAGCACTCGCCGTCGAGGTATTCCCCATCCTTGAGTTCCTTCCCCCAGGTTTCGGTGCCTTTGATAACCTTCCCGGTTCGAGACATGCCGCCCTTATTAGAAACCAACAGACGCACACCGTCAATCTTTGGCTGAACATAGAATGGAGCGGTGATGTGCTTCCCTCTTTCGGACCACTTATGCGCGAGCATTGGCGTGACCGGAACCTGCTTTTGGTTCTCCCACATGGTTGTAGCCCTCTTCAGGGCACTATCGTATCCAAGTTTCACGTGGGTCGTGGAGACTGATTCCTTCCCACCGACGAGCCCTGTTTTTTTGATAATATTCGCGGTGCCATCGTCGAGTTTTTCAACCTCGATGATGATGTATCGTTTTCTGCCTTTTGAATCGGTTTTAAAAATTGTCTCCATTATAATAGAGAAGAAATGATTTCTGTTGTAGATCACGCGCGTCTCCAGCGACTTAAGCCTCCACAGACGACGAAAATTCCATTAAATGGTAATACCTTGTGTATATTTATTATAATACTCTCTATTTTAGTTCTATATAAAAGATACGTGAATATCAATCAATCGCGTTCACGATCTCGTATTTAAGACAGTCGGATGAGTTCAGGTAAATATCCTTCTTCATCAATTTACCGAGTTCCTTCTCGGGAATTTTAGTTTTTTCCTTATAGGTCTTCGTAATAGTTTCCATGAATTTGGTGCAGGATTTCATTTCCTCCTTCAAATCTTCAAATTTTCCCCAAAACCCATTTGTGGAGAGTTGATGGATGAGAACGTGCGCGTTCTTACCCATCCTTCGTTCTTTACCGCCGAGTAACATGAACGTCGCCGCGCTACTACACGCGCCGGTGGCGATGGTGATCACGTGTACTCGTGATTTTTCCAAAATATTCATGGCGGCGAGCCCTGAAAACAACTCACCACCATCGCTACAAATATTAATACGAATCTCCGGCGTCCAACCGGGTGTATCGATGGCTTTTTTTAGTAGGTCAAGCTCGAGTTTTTTGAATTCTTCCGTAAACTCGAGGACGTTATCGGAATCGATATCTCCGAAAAAATACATCTCGTTCCCTATCACCCGCGTGTATTTAAAATCGTCTTCATCCGTGATCGGTGTGATCGTGATCGGTCCAGCTTTTCTTCCCATTTTACATGTAAACGACTGTATCCTTTATGCTCTTAAAGATTTCAATCATGAATCATATACATGCAAGACACCGGGAGATCTAGAAATACACTGGACCAATTCTATACGAAACCGAGCGTCGCTCGGGAATGTATAGACTATTTACCAAAATCAAAATCAGATGACTATACATTCATTGAACCCTCGGCGGGTGATGGAAGCTTCTTTAATCTTTTAGGACGAGATACGATCGGTATAGACATGAAACCAAAGTGCCAAGGGTTGATAAAAGCTGATTTTCTTAAGTGGTCGCCACCGCCATCTAAACGAAAATACATTGTCGTCGGAAACCCACCGTTTGGGAGACAGTCGCGTTTAGCGAAGGCATTCATTAAACATAGTTGTACAATGGCGGATATAATAGCTTTTATATTACCGAGGTCGTTTACTAAACCGAGCATGTTTAACGCCTTTGAAAAACACTTTCATAACGTTCACTCGCGCGATCTAAAACCAAACTCATTTTTATTAAATGGGAAGGAATACGACGTACCGTGTGTGTTTCAAATCTGGATTAAAAAAGATACCCCTAGGGTTGAAATAAAAAATATTAAACCTATAGGGTTTAAGTATGTAAAATCTTCGGAACCATACGATATAAGCTTCCGTCGCGTGGGTGTATACGCTGGTAAATGTAAGAGAAATGATGGGTCTAAAGTGAGCGTTCAGTCTCATCATTTCATAAATTTTGACGACGCGTCGCGCGTCGACGCGGTCATCGACAGAATAAATAATCATGTATTCCCAACCAATACTGTGGGTCCTAGGAGTTTATCAAAAAACGAAATTAATAGTTTTATAAATTCAACCTGTTCTTCATCGAATTAATGTCGGAATTGTTCATGAAACCTTTATTCTTCATGGTGTTCATTATACGAACTCTATTATTGGGTGGGTTATTTTTCAGTTTATTAAAAATTTTATTTAAGATATATGGTTTCATATTACGAACAACGTTATTAACATCATTTCTAGAAACATTTGAAGGAAGATTATTTTTTATTCTATTCACATTATTTCGTAAATTATTTAATGTTGAATTTTGTAAACGAGCCTTAATATTCCTTAAATAGACATTCTTATTCACGGAGTTAGTGTTTATTATTTTTTTTACATTCTCCTGTCTAAAAGCTGTATGTCCATGAAGACGACCTTCTCTTCTTCCATGCATGTATTCGTTTATACCATTGGTATTGTATATTCGTATTAATTCATTCTTCACGTTTCTGTTAGGATTGCGTCTTACATTTGAATTAATGTTTAAATACCCTCTTTTGTTCTTAGGGATGTTAGAAATCTTGTTTGTCGTCAACATGTGTTTATTGATCAATTCAGTATTTTTAGTAACTCGTTTGGGTTTGTATTTTTGAAATAACCGCAAGAACGCACTTTTTCTATACACTCTATCATCAACGATGATGAGTAAATCGGGGTTCAAATCTCTAAAACTGTCTGGAATTGATTTCAAATTAACTCTCTTCAAATTAAGAAGTGTGAGATTTTTAAGATTACCGATACTTTCTGGAAGTGAGGTGACCTTGGTATGTCCCAAATCAAGCGATGACAGGTTTGTAAGATTACCAATACTTTCTGGAAGTGATGTTAATTGGGTGTTGTTCATATCAAGCATCGTCATGTTTTTAAGCTTGCCAATACTTTCTGGAAGTTTGGTAAAAGATCGATTTTCGCCAAGATAAATTCGATCAAGTTTTTCAATATTACCAATACTTTCTGGAAGTGTTGTCAACTTGTTTTGATACAATTCAAGTGTCTTGAGACTTTCAAGATTACCGATACTTTCTGGAAGTGAGGTCAACTCGTTATTGCGCAAAGAAAGCCTAACCATTTTTTTAAGATTACCTATACTTTCTGGAACTGAAGTCAATTTGTTATAACCCGCATCAATTTCGAGAAGGTTTGTAAGTTTACCAATACTTTTTGGAAGACGAGTCAATTCGTTCTTATACACATCAAGCACAGTAAGTTCTGTAATCTTACCAATATTTGTTGGGAGGGCGATCAGCCCCCTGTGAGATAATTCAAGTTTCTCTGTAACTGGGGGTACCGTAATTTTGGATCTTTTAGTGAATATCACAACACTCTTAGACATGTCCAATCTAATAACAATAGAGAAATAAATTCAATTCTCAGATAAATATGATTTTATTTTCTTTTTAATGTTTGAAACATCGCGCGCCTTCAATTTATTGCCAACGTTTAAATGATTCAACACGTCAAAATCTTGCGCGTTCAAATTATAACTACAGTATTTTTCTACATCCCCTAATTTAATGTGGTTATATATAGTGAGTAGGTCGTCTACATTTTTAAGTCGACTTTTTTCTAAAATCCTTCGAACTTTCAGATATCTCATTTTATAATTACCAAACTTCGTCCATGAAGATCCCGGTCTTAATTTATCTCTTGATAACGGCTCACCCATGTAATACTTTGGTAGAGTCATCGCCGAATTAATGAAATATGGCATGACATTCCAATCACCTCGGTACATACAACTTTCAAATACGTCGGCGGTCGACATTGATGTCGCCACCGGTTCTATATTGACCCCCTTAGAATCAACATAATTCTCATATATGATATCCCACATGTGCCCGTGTTCCGTGATGTTTTTATCCTTATGAGATTTAAAATCCGGGTCGCAAAGAAGGTGCGTAACATATTCTTTTGGAGCCACGAATAAATCTTTTGGATCTGGAAATTCTAAGTAATGTTCAAAATTAAACAGGTTTCCGCCACACATTTCAGCTGCTCGCTTCGAATTTGGATGTGTGGGGTTCAAGAGCATGATGATTTCCGGTATTTTTTTAGAAACTATGATGGTTTTAAAATTATCGATAATATGTACTTGTGGACTACAAACTATCAATGATTTTTTTGTTATTTTATTTCCGTCAGACACGTGATCTATGACTTGTTTCAAATTGATCATATCATTCTTATACCCGTCAATTATTAAATACTGACTCGAATTTTTAAAATATGATTTGATATCATTAAATTTCATCGAGTGGTTTATTTCAACGCTCTCCGATTCATCGACAACTTGTTCTATTATGAATGTTTTTCCAATACCTGACATACCACAAATAAAAACATTCTCACCGGAATCCAAATACGATCGAAGGAGGCTTATCTCATTCGCGTGTATCGTAGATTTTTTAATTTTTTTTTGTATTGGTACTTTAACGTACGCATCCATGGCTTCTAAACGAGATGATATCACTAATCAAGCGATAGATATTATTTTAGAGAATGATGCGTTACAGAAAAGGATAATAGAACCTGTGAAAAGGAGATTCCTTCCTTACTTGTTATGCATTGGTTTCTTTAATATAACATTGTTTTTGTTAGTCGTTTTCATAGCTTATAAGTCCTCACCATCGCCGTCATCCTCGGGTTGACCTACCTCAACATCTTCTTCGATGATCGGAGTTCTACGTTTTCGAAGAATTGGGTCGACTAAATTTCGTCGACGCGAAGATATACCCTGTGTTGGTACGGCGTCGTCTTTTTTCGAGCCCGGCATCACCTTACCGCGCAACTCGTTAAGTTCGTCCTTAAGGAACTCATCTGTGAGATTTGTTAAATCACTGGGTTTTTTGAGAAGATTCATAATAGAATACTCTTTGATAGCTTGAAACGGTAAAATTGGATGGACGTGTAATATTTCTGGTTTTGTAAAGATATTATCGTCAGGAAAGTCTCTATCAAACGCCACTAGTATCTTTTTGGGAAGTGGTGGACTCTGCTCTATCAGACGGTCCATTTCTTGTTGCGCGTCGTGTACTATCTCAGCACCATCTGCCGTACGATTCACGAGGGGTAAATTAAGTTCTAATCGTATTTTCCTGCTTAATTTTCCGTATAACTGAGAAGCGGAACGGTGGCTCTCCATGAGCTCATTTATCTTTAAGAATTGCATTATCGTCGCGATGATTCCCGCGATGAGATTCAAACCACCGATTATACTGGGAACCGCGGATCGAACGCTCACAGGAAACTGTTCTTGCGCAAAATTAGCCGTGCCAGTAATCGTAGAGAGAACAATCACGGGCAACGTAAAACGCATGGAGAGTTTTTGAAACATCAAAAATGCTTGATAATTCATATACCTGTAGCACGCGGCGGCTTCACCCCACTCCCTCAAGACCCGCTCTTGTTGTGTGTGCCATCTTTTTGGCGCATCGATTTTCTCAATGTCCGAGGGGAACTCCGCGGGGTCCCTTTTTTCCGCACTATTTTCTTCGCTCATATTATAGATGAAGAATATAATATTTTATATCCACCTTTTACTTTTTATTACCATGCTGGTGCTTCCTTTTGTTGGACGTAAGGAATGGTTAGAATTTTATAGTTTGTTGGTACCCTTCATTTTTTACCACTGGTCCGTGAATGACGACACGTGCGCGTTGACCCAGGTAGAAATGTTCGTCACGGGAAACAAAAAGGAAGAAACGTTTTTTGGAAGGGTCATGGGACCCATATACAAGATGGAGGAAACGGATGCGAATAATTTTTTGAAAACTTTACTTTTCTTGCTCTGGATGATCACACAATATAAATTAGGTCGGATTCCGATTAACCCCTCTAAATAATAAATATTCGTATACGTTAAATGAAAGGTCAGGTTAAACAGCGAATCCTATTGTTTATCGTGTTGTTGTTATTGACGATCACCATAGTTCAGGTGACATCGACGACCGAAGCACCAGCGCC